CCCCTCGAATAACAGGTCCATTGTCATCCCAATAATCAAGTACCCGACCGATCGTATTGTCGAATTGATGATTATACATCATAACAGGGTTATCCTTCATGTACGCCTGCATGGCTCTCATAAAGGCTTTCCCATCCGTGATCTCATTATAACTATCAACATCCTCAGTCGTGGGTCTGGCCTCTATTATCATTTCCCATTTAGACTCGTCGTCATTCTTTGCTTTGCTTTCAACGAACGAGCTAAATAAAGACTTGTCTATCCTCATTCATCCTCCAATATTTAATGTGTCACAACGCCACAATAACAATTGATCACATCCTCCGGCAGTCCGGATGGATCGCTCGGATACAACATATGAGAATCACCAACCACAAATCGTTTGCGGATAGGAATCAATCCCTGATACTGAGCGTCAATATGCCATTGTCTTGATGTCGGTAATTGAGCCGACACCCATTCCTTTTTTTCAGCACCTGATTGAGCCCCCCCCTCTAAGTATCCGCCATTAACAATTCCATTCATCTCCGTCTGAGCAATCCTGATTGATCTCGGCTTACTAAATTCTTTATATGTTCCCCTGATTTCTTTGGCAATTTTGTCTATCCCCCAGCCTTCTTCATATCCTTCCTTTAGCACACCCCTAATCAAATCGTAAGTATAATTATTAACTTTAACGATTCGGTTCTTGGCTCCTTCAAGGACGGCAAATACTTCAGGGGTGCTGACATTAAATCCAAGAGTAACCCCTTGTCTGGCCATCTCTCGTTCCCCCGCCCTTCTCAATTCACCCTTAAATATTATTTCAACATAATTTTTCAGTTTTCTATTCTCAATTTTTTTAGGAAGCAGCCCTCCCGTGTCCTCTTCATTTATTTTCATCTGGGATACCTTCGCATACAGAGCCATTAAGGACAATTCCCCTCTATCATTCTTCAGGCTTTGTAATCGGTCTAAGACCCTTCCCAGTTGTGCATCAAAAAATTTATTCATCCTCCGGGCAAAACTCTCCTCCAATGACTTCACATTCTCGTAATGATAGACCCACTTCTCCTCTTTAGCAAGCCTTAGGGGGGAAAGTTTATTAACCCTGATTATCCTGTGAGATTTGTTATCATCCTCTTCATCCACAGGTTTATCGGCCGGTTTAGTCTTGTTAGGTTTTTCTCCGTCACCCCCATAATCAGGGAGAGATATTGATGGCATAGATAGGTCGTCCCCACCCTCTACCGCTTCCAAACCCAATTCCTGTCGGGCTTCGTTTTGCGTCATCACAGGTTTTCCCCCGGTATAATAAGTCAGCGTCCGGGCTTTTATTGCTTTGTCTTCCTGCAAGGCCTCAATAGTTGTCCGATCAAACCACACTCTTAAATTATTTCCAAAATGAGGAACTAACTGCCTGGTTAATATCTCCTCTATCATATTAAGGGTAGGGAGAACTCTATTCTCGTAGAACACCTGTTTTTGAACTTCAGCGTTAGCATAGCTCGCATCATCGAGAACACCAACCATAACATGAGGCACACCATAGGCCGCAAGAATTTCCTCTCGCATGAAACGATAAAGATCAACAGGCATCAGCTCCTTGATGGATGGCACCATTTTTTCCATCTTAGTCCCCGAATCAAGGATGGCCAACTTGTGTGAGTTCTTATATCCCTTGTGGATAAATTCAAATTCCTGACGTGCAACTTTTCGCTGTTGCTCTGATAGCGGTTGCTCTGTTGATAAGATTGTGCTCGGGCTGGCGTCATTGACAAAATATCTCTGTAAAAATCCAGACAACGCAATCTTGGTCATAATCGTTTCTTTAATTACTTCCGAGGGGGGTAACCCATAGTTGTTATTTTTAGGGGAGTATAATTTCCAGTGGATAATTTCGTCAAACGCTGCGTTGTAACTACTGATATTTTTTTCTACAACGTAAGACGGATTTTGTCCCTGGCTATCCTTAACAACTTTAACTGAATCTGATGGTAATATATATAATTCCCGGTCAAGGATAGCATGATGCATATACCCATTGCCAGTTAAATAAGCATTCGTGACATACATTGAAATTAAATAACTGGACGGGTCTTCAGGGTTGGGGTTGCTAAGCATATTGGCTAATGGGTGATCCGAAACTGTCTCCCATACATCCTCTGAATCGACGATATACTTCCGCTGTACCAATAGGGGTATTCCACTCACAGCCTCGGCGATAGCCCTGATAGAAGCATAAATCCACACATCGGCAATATAGGCGCATAAATGAGAGGCGTAATCATAGGGGTATCGTTGTTTTCCCCCCGCCGGATCGGTCAAATATAGACGGGCAAATCTATTTTCTTTGCGCTCTAATTCCTCTACTATTTTTCCGAGCCATCCGTTTTTATATGATCGCCGAACCCAATTAAACATTGTTCTTCACCTCAATCGTGGATAATAGTATAATCACAATATATGGACTCCTTCACCTACACCACCGGATATACGAGCGGCTATGTGACAATAATTTCTCGCATGAAAATGGTGATCAGCCTTGCTTCCCTCATCCCATACATATCGACCCGGTGCGCCGATAGACGAAGGCGGAGGGTCTAAATAAATTCTTGTCGGAGCAAGCATGTGTTTTAAAAAATCACCATTGTCTAATGACCGCCAACCCTTCGAATATATAATTTTCTTTTCCATGTGAGCAGCATACATATCGTCAATTGATTCCGTGCGATTAACACTAACTGTCCTTGACTTATAATCGACAGACATGTCCTTCTTCAGGTCTTCTGAGGATGGTATGTACCGACACATATACCAGCCCGGATGCGACTGCACGAACTTACGGGTAGAGTTCAAGTCACCCTGTGCATCTATGACCCCGTGAAATACCCTGAATTCTTTACAAATTAAATCCAATGTGTTATAGTCCCCCTGCCTTACATGCCCGGCGGTGATAGTATGCTCTTTCCCATTTGTAATCTGGACGATATGATAATGCAGGTCTCCCCCTGTATCCACTCCCATAACAAGTGGATCGTTGCAAGACATATAAGCGATAGGGTTAAAATCAGGGTCGCATATTGATTCGAATAACGCCTCGGTAAAACGGGAACCCTCCGCCGTATAAGCAACCCCAAGGATGTTATTATAAAACCGTTGTAATGAGGTTGGGTTCCCCTGTGCACTAATCCACGCCTCGAATAAATTATTTACAACAGGCATTTTTCTGCCATCAGCAAAAAGTTTTGATATCGCATATCCTGAGACGGTAACACTATCGGGATGTTCTGCGACCCAAAGTCCAGAGGATAACCTGTCTATCGGTTTACTGCATTTACGACAGAGAGGGAGGGCATCCCCCTCTCCATCGCTATCGAAAGAGGTATCACGAAGTAACCAGGAACCATTATCTTTTTGTTCTACGAAATTAGCAAACCAATCCAGAGGCTGCCATTCGTTGCAGTGCTCACATCGTATCATCCATATTTTGGCGTCAGAATCATCAAAGACCTTATCGATCCCTGTTCCCTGTATGGAGGGATTTCCAAACATTCTTATCTGGGGATTTTCCGCCGCACCTAAACGATCGAGCGAATAAATCAAGTTGCTGTGATCACATAAATCATATTCATCTATAATTAAAGCCTGAGCCGGGAACTCGTAAAAATTATTACGGGCAACACTTCCTACAAATTTCCAGTTGCGCCCATGTATTGTTTTCATTATCCGGCTGTCAGAATCCTTGGATGTCGTAAACTGATTTGAATCTCGATAGAATTTTGTTTCAGAGAAACATCTATCAATCCGGTTAGGAACGAAAGTAGAACGCCATGCATCCGTAGGAAGGATATATAGACCAGAATATCCCCTTTCAGCCAGACATATCATATCCACGATAGCAAATTCAGTTATCCCGCATTGGCTCGACTTACGAATAGCTATAGACGCCGACGTATCCTCATATATGGGGATAAGCCACTGACGATCACTAAACCTTAATCGTTCACCGATATTATTCTGATGAATGAACGCTGCTTGGTGAAAACGGGGAGAACGGTCCTCGGTTACTTTGGAGATGGCTATCAACTCCGGCAAGAGCGTTCTCAATGATTCCCCTAATGGCTTTGGGATCGTTTTGGATGATGTTGACAATATTGTCTCCATGCTTACTTTCATCTATAGTCTTAATCGGTTCACCATTGATCCCCGATATTTCATGTATGCGCTTGTCCCTCCAACGGTCAAAACATCTGTTTTGCAAATAGGCCATCTGAGCGGTCACGTTTGGAACATACATTTTATTTGTTATCTTCACCCTGACGCTGTCGCCCTCGGTAACGACTTCCTTCTCTTCATACTGGAACCCGACGGCACACTTATATAGAGCATTCTCTACTTGTGCATCAGCGTCGGCTTTACCAACTTTTAAGAGATCAACCAATTCCGGGTATTTATTTTTATAGATGGCTATAGTCCCAATTGATATACCCAGATTATTACATATTTCTTTTTCAGTCATTCCACGCCGACGCCACGCCAGTATGGTATCGAACCTCGGTTTCACCAACGTGAAATATCTGTTTTTTGCTCCAGCCATAATTACCACCTTAATAAAATACAGGATCGTCCGGTAGTCCGGGATTTTGTGCCATCAAGTCGGTGCTCAAATCAGATTGCTCGGATGTGATAACCGCACCTATCGTTGGCATTAATTCCGCCGCCGAACTAACAGTGTAAGTCGAACCGTCAGACATGTACCCCGTAATTGTCATCTCGCCTGTTCTTAAGTTGTATGTTACATATTCGCATAAAAAATTATCAACAGTGTATTCGTTTGGACTAACTAAATACTTGAGATTCTCGTTCGTTACCGATCTATCAATAGTGATGTCGCCCTCAATAGTAATTGTCCACGAATCCCCCAGTGTGTGATTGTCGTTATCGGCAAAAATAAACGTCACGCCCTTGCTCATAGTCTGAGTTGATTTTGTGATGCATACCCCGGTAGTCCAAGATCCATTATTTTCGTTCCATTTAATATTATCCATCTTGGATGCAATTGTCCATATATCCCCGGACACATGATCCTTCGAGCCAGTGAAAGATATAAGAACATTCTGAGACAAGTGTTTTTTGGTTCTAATCGCCGTGCCAGTGGCATCGTTCGAAACCCATGTTGAGGTAATATCAAAGTTAGTCGTATCGACAACGGCAATCGTAAACACTCCATTATAATTAGTTGTCCCTGATATTGTCATCTCATCCCCGGTCAATGAGCTGTGAACCCCATTCGTGGTCACACGTACTTGTCCGCCACTCGCATCAGCAAAAGACGTTATATCAAAACTTGGATTTATTTTAACACCGGACGTATATGAATCATCGTTGTGCTTCCACTTGAACGTATCCTCTAACAAGACCTCAAACGTCCATGAATCCCCAGTGTTGTGGCCAATAGTTGAAGCAAAGGTTACAGTCACGCCATCAACAAGAGTCTGAGCGGCTCCGGTTATTTCCACGTTATCCGTTTCCGACGCCCATAAGTTATTCGACCATTTAAAAGTATTAACTTTCTCCCAATAGCCAATCCCATCATCGACTACATAAGCAGCCGTGATCTCATAAGTATTAACAGCACAATTGGAAATTGTGAACGTCCCGTTATAATGGATCGATGAATATATGACAACCTTGTCCCCGTTACTGAGAGGATGCCCGGTTGAAGTAACAGTTACCTGTCCTCCCCCGGCGTCAGTAAAGCTGGCAATAGATCCGTCCTCAACAGCCTCAATCTCAACCTCCCACGTTCCGACACCACCAGTGCTGCCAGCATAAGTTCCACCAGTAGTCATATCGTCAGTGCCCGTATTGCCGGAATCGGCGGTGGCCTCAGATATATCCTGTCCATCAATTTCAACTGTGTATATAGAGTTCTGAGTATAGTCATAAGACCCGGAACTTGAACAATCATCAACACCTATATTCCCGGCATTGGCAGTTGCGGCTCCGATAGCATCTACCGATTCGATCTCAATGGTATATATAGACCTATTGTCTCCAGTATAAGTCCCCCCAGAAGTTATATCACTTGGACCGGAGTTGCCACCATCAGCCGTTGCAGCTCCAACCGCTATTGTCCTGTCGATGCCCGATATAATTACCGTTGCCATTATGATGTCCGTTCCGCCATTGCTTTTGATTTACACGCCGGGCAATAAGGGATATTGTCCTCACCTATCTTATAGATTTCGACTTCCCTGTCGTCCATGCAGTTTTGGCATAATACTTTTTGGTCAGGATTATAGGCCGGCCTCGTTGCCAGCCAATTTTCTATTTGAATTTTAATGCCGGTTTTTTTTGATTCAGCAAAAGCGATCCCAATATGGCGGAGGCCGCAATAAGAGCAATACCAGTGCCATGACCCCCCATTAGACTTTTTGATGTGCATGGTTTTGTGATTACATGCGTAACAATATTTGTAATTTCTGTCCATAATATTACACCAAATCATAAGGGTTATCGGGGAACGACTTCACCCCATCTTGTGCCGTTAAGTCGGTATCGAGGTCTGTCTGTTCTTGCATTATAACAGACGCCAAATCATCAAATAGTTCTGAACTTGAGGTTATCATTACCTCTGTT